TTTTAACTGCTGGCGTAAGCAGTGATGCTACGCCGGTTAATACAAGACTCAGTCCAGTGCTAAACAGCAAGCCACTTCCAAAAGCAAAAGCGGAGCCACCAGCCGCAGTTGCGCCAAAGCCAGCAAGCAAGCCACCTGCCGCCACAGTGCCGGCAAAGGGAACAAAAGCCAGCGCAACAAGCGCCACTCCAACAAGAATGCGTCCAACAGTGCCGCTGCCTGTGATAATAGG